TATGATTGCGACAAGCTCGCTGTTGGAGAGAGAGGCAGCACCGTATTGCTTGAGGCGTTCCCTGGGGCGCTCTGTGGCGGGTAGCTCCCTGATGAGAGATTTACATTACGTCCCGAAGATAGACTTCGATCTGGTCTTTGTAGACTCTAATCTCTTTTACTACGCCCATCAATTTCGCCTTCTGCTGTGCCAGGGGTAGCTTCTTGAAATCTTCGGCAAAGGTAGAAAGAACATTGACCAACTCTTTGTGCCAGGACTTCATTTTGCGCTGGCGGTCCTTAGATTGCTCAATCTCCTTCTGTGCTGCGAGCAAAGCCTCGTACCTTGTCTTCACCGGATCGTTTGCAATGGTGAACTGCTCATCGGAAATCCGGCCTTCCTTTAAGAGCCGGAGGTGCATCTGGAATTCCTTTTCACAGGCCATAGAATCATGTTTTAGCCGCTCCAACTCCCCAGCCCTATCCTCTGGCTTATCCCGCGAGGCTTTCAGTATTTCAAGAGTCTTGTTCTTATCAGCGTACTTTCCTAGTTCCTCGAGGACGGCATCGTCAAGCAATGTGGCTAAGTGCGCATTGGCATGGTCACATAGTCGTCTGGCATCTTGATTATAACGGCAGCGGTAACGGCGGTAGGGCCGGCCTTCCCTTCTTTCCGTCTTGCCCACTAAGGACCCGCCGCAGTAGCCACAGTGGGCTATTCCCGAAAGGAGATAGCCCGAAACGAATGTCCGCCCATGCATGCCGCGACGCGATGCCAGGGCGGAGCGCAGTTTATCCCATTCCCCCTTGGTTAGTATAGGAGGATAGAAGTTGTCTATAGTGATGAGGTCGCTGTGGTCCCGCGACCTCTTGCCATACACTAAAGTGCCCTTGAGAGATTCATTCTTCAGTATAACTCTGACTGAGGGTGCTTCCCACATCGCACCATTTTTTGTCGTAATTCCTTCTTTGTTCAATTTCACTGCGATGCGGTAGTATCCAAAGTTCTGCTCGGTGACTAAATGGAACATCTGCCTGATTACGGAGACCTCCGAGGGGTTAGGGACGAACTGGGTTATCCTCGCCCGCCCGTCCACTATGTCTTTGACACCATCGAACCCATAGGGTACTCTGCCCACGTGAATTCCCTTTGATACCGCCCTGGATATGTTGGCCTTTATGCGCTCACTCGTTCTTTTTGATTCCGCGCCGGCCAGCCCAGCCCGGACCAGGAGCACAAGCTCCTCTTTGATGTCTTCATCGGTTGTTACGACCTCTACGCCAATGTCCTGCAGGGCCCAGATCCGCCTCAGTATTTCCTTGGGATTGCGACCGAACCTATCGAGGAATTGCACAACCACGACATCGGCGTTCTTCTCGGCTAGGAAGGTCAGCATGGACTGATATTGCTTTCTGTCGTCCCTTCGCCCAGAGGCAATGTCGGTATATGTCTTGATAGGGGTGAGGTTGTGGGTTTGACAATATGAGTTGCAACGTTGCGACTGGGTTTCGAGGGAGACATGGTGCTCCCCGGACTGACCAACTGAGGAAACACGGAAGTAACCGATGGCACGTTTCACTGCAATAGTAGACAATATATACCTCAATGACTATTCTTGAGGTGGAGAAATAGTAAGAGACCATCCTAAAGTATTGGCAGTAATGACTTTCACATAATATTCACCAGCGCCAGAATATAGATAGGTTTCTCCCTTTTGGGCCGCCATGCCCTCATTGGTAGATGTTATTGACTCAACATATTGTGAAGTCTCACCTCTCGGGTAAACAAAAAAGCTGAAGATAGCAGAGTTATTTTCGGCGATATAACCCCATTTAATGCTCCACTCCTTTGTGGGTATCATAAAAGGCGCGGTGGTTGTACTCGATTGACCTTCTATATAAATAGGGGCAAATGTGACTGACACGGGAGTAAAAGTCGGTACAGGGGTTGCCTCTGGAGTAGAAGCCAGCGTTGGGGATGGAGATACCACAACATAAATAGTTCTAGTGCAGGATGTTCCCAACAGGATACACGCAGCAATAAGAGTCAGGGCAAGTAGTTTTTTCATGGGTTTATATCTCCCTTCATACCACCGTCCAATGGCCAGATAGAATAACTCGCCCTAAGTTCTCAACCCTAGCAGGGGCCATGATCTCTATTTCGCCACTGGAGCCGACGAGCCTTAGTCTATTGTCCTCGCGGTATAGCTTTTTACAGGTGACTTCATTACCTATCCTGACAATGTATATCCGCCCGTCAGTGAATTCCGCATCGGGATCGACTATCAATAACTCGCCATCATGTAATCCGAATCCCTGGCATGAGTCACCCTTTAGTCTGAGGCCATAGGGATGAAGCACTCCTGATAGCATCTGCTTAGGGACAGGCGCAAAATCAGTCACTTCTTGCTGTCGGTCTTCGAGAGGTCCGCCGGGGCATGTGCCCATCACCGGCACCCGAAATAATGTAGCGGCCTCGACTGCTGCTTTCAACTCATTGATAAGCAAAATTATGTCCCTGGAAGGGCTGACGCTTTCTGTTTGGAAGAGCGTTTCAGGTGGTACTTCGAGGGCAGTAGCTAGTTTTTCAGCAGTTTTTCGAGTTGGATTTGTGATTTTACCGCTTTCGAGTTGGCTAATATAAGCACGATTTATCCCAGATAATTTGGCAAGGTCTACCTGTGATAAGCCTTTAGCTTCTCGTAGGCGCTTTATTATGTGCCCGAGACCTTCATCTTGCAAGCCCTCCCCCTTTGTAAGGTTTATGTATAGCATTTTCCTTGTTATATTGCAAGCCTGTTAATATATAGTACTAAAGTGTTATACAAAACTATTGACAAGATGCAAAAAATGTGATATATATATAACACAGGGTAGAACAGTGCAAAAACTAATAAAGGCAATTGAGGCGGTTCAAGCCAAGTACGACCTAAACGATAGTCAGTTTGCAAAAACGCTAGAAATTGACCCCGCGCTGGTATCCCGGCTCAAAAGAGGCATAACAGAGCCAGGGGCTGACTTCTTAGGCCGTCTTACAAGGGTGTATCCAGAACTTGACATCATAATGATTCAATACCTTAAAGGCCGAGGACTGAAGGATACCGATGCCAATACAGACAAAGCCTAGAGTTGTAATCATCGGTGACACAGCAAAATTGGCCGAAGCACTGGCTGAGATATGGGCAGAGGCGCTCAGGGAGAAGAATGAAGCCTTATCGCATCCAGATGAGAGTCAGCGGCTACTTTTTTCGCCCATTCAGAAATAGCTCGTGAGTCGCACGAGCGGAAAGGAGAGACAATCTAAAGGGACTAGAGATGAAATGTCCTAAGTGCGGTGGAACACTTTTTGCCGAGACAGAGGTATTTCCCAAGTTCAAGCCTGGTTGGAGATGTAAGAACTGCCGGAAATGGTTTTCTTCCAAGTCCATAAAAGTTCAGCCAGAGGATTTAGATTATTCGACTGATGCGTAATAGAGGGGATACTTACCAAAGAACTAGCCAGCCTAAAGTAGAGTCGAGAAAGGAGGAACCAAATGACACTGCCAAATAACCTCTGGGAAATCATGGCTGCGGGAGCAGCGATCATAGTATTCGGCGCTGCGTTCTGCCTCGCCATATTGCACCTAGGCATGAACCTAAGACGCCGCAACGAAAAGGAAGCATAGTATCTCGTGTTCTCCTTCCAACCGGGGCCTGAAGTGCTGGCTTCGGGCTTCGGTGAAAGCAGATAACGAGGAAAGGAGAGGATATGAAGGGACTGAAATTGCCGATTCCTGTAATATGCGAGTGTGGATTTAATACGATGGATGCCGAGGAAGCACTCAACCACATTCTTGTACATGAGAGGCTTGAGAAGGCGAAGAAGCCTGAAATCTCCATCGAGCCAGGCATGATAGAGAGCATGGCAGACGACCGATGAATCCCGCTGAGATTGAAGCCCGGGAACGCCAGAAAGACGAATGGTCTCGCCTTGAGAAGATAGCCGCCTCCGAGGTCTGCGCTCAATGCGGCAGTAACTTCCTAGTGCCATACAACGGGCAAGGGATAGTCCTCCAATGCTCAAAAGATAAGGCGCACCAGGGACACGTCAAGGTCGATTTCGCACTTCACGATTACTACGCCGTAAGGCAAATCATGGTAGGGAGGGGTGAGAACGTAGAGCATTTAGACCAAGAGATTCAAGCGTATCTGGTAGACAAATACTCGAAAGGAGGGAAGAAGGATATGGAGTCAACAGCATTAGCACGATACAGGGAAACCCAGGTCATCACCAAGGAACAGGCGCTAGAGGTCATACGGTCAACGCCAGGGTGGGAGGAAGCGCCGGACAATGTGGTGACCAGGGCAGCGATGATATGCCGTGATTATCGGTTCTATCCGGGGATACATCTATTCCTGCTCAAGTTCAAAGGGGCGCATGGTGATTCGTGGGTGCCTGTCCTCGGTATCAAGGCAACCCGGCTGATGGCCTCAAGACGTAAAGCCTACAAGTACGTCGATGGACCAAGGATGGTGACCGACAAAGAGGTCGAGGCTCATTTCCACAGCGAACAAGATTCAGCGATGATCTATGCCTATTGCAAACTCGAAGGACTCGATGGTTCAACGGCTGAGGGTTGGGGCACATGGCCCAAATCCGCAGAACCTTACGGAAAAGACAAAGGGAACAGTCGGGCCAACATGGCAGAGATCAGAGCGGAGCGCCGGGCACTAGACCGTCTGTGCCCAGGTGACCTGCCGGGTGGAATCGACGTGGTAGACGAACAGTACGTTCCAAATGCCCCAGAATTGGCAACAGAGGGCTTTGGAGACGGAGCGAGGACGGTAGACCAGGCGACGGGGGAAATCACGGACAACCCGGCTGGTGAAACCTCTTCCGAGAAACAAGGGCCATCGACTCCCAAGTTCGGTGTCTGCCCTGAGCATCATGTACCGCTCGTTGAAGGCAAATGGGGGCCGTGGTGTCCTACAAAGGTCGGGACTGGCTACTGCAAATCCTACAAGAAAGCCAAGAACGGCGAGCAAGCCCCATTGAAGGAGGCGCAGGGATGAACCTACGTCTGACTAAGTTGATCGTATTCGCAATCCTCATGGAGAACGGAAAGGGGATAGCGACAAAGGCACCTGATTACATCATAGAGAAGTGGAACTCAGTCAATCTTCGTGATTCCACTGTCAGTCTGCTCGCGTTGCTCGATGATATGAACCGGCACAAATACGCTGACTGGCTGGCGGTGTGGGCCAAGGACACCGATGATGCCAAGGAGATATCCAATGTCTGAGCAGATGGAGCACAGTGGCACGATATTCCACAACACGGCGACTCCTATCACCATCAAGGTCACGAAGGGCATGAAGAATACGTACAGTTGGGAAATCGAAGCGAAGGGTTGGAACTCGCCTGCCATGTTAGCGGAGATTGCCAACATAGATTCGGAACTAGCGAAAACCTATAAATCAGAAGGAGGGAAAGAAAGTGACAGCGAAAACAAATCTAAGTGAAATCGAACTGAACGGAGTCAAGTATGTGCCCAAGGCCAGTGTGCAAGGTAGTATGGCGGCGAAACTGGATGGTCTTGAATATTGCATAGTCCGAACATATTCGGCAGGGGTATTCGCTGGCTATGTGCAGAAACACGAAGGCCAAGAAGTCGCAATGCTAAAGGCCCGTAGGTTGTGGTACTGGGACGGTGCCGCCTCCCTTTCGCAGTTGTCTGTTGACGGCGTATCGAAGCCCCAAAATTGCAAGTTTCCCACTGAGGTATCCTCTATTATTTTGACCCAGGCCATCGAGATCATTTCTTGCACCGAAAAAGCCCAAACAAGCATTCAAGGGGTAGCAATATGGAAAGTCTAACTGGCTCCGGCTCCGGCTCCGGCTCCGGCTCCGGCTACGGCTACGGCGACGGCTCCGGCTCCGGCTACGGCGACGGCTCCGGCTCCGGCTAAAAGAGAAAATCAGAAGGAGGGAAAGATGAGAAGAAAATCTAGGTACGTCTGCAAGAACTGTCTGGTAGAAACAGCCAGAATCGAGGAAAGGTCGAAGAGGTGGAGGTGGAGTCCTGAGGAGCCAACTTGCCCTCAGCACCTATGCGTCGAGGTCAAAGACGAGACCGTAGAGCCGGTGTGGAGTGAGGCCGTCAAGGTCGAGGGCATACAGGCCACGAAAGAGGAAGTGCCCATACTCTCAAGGCAAACCCTCACAATCAACTCCCTCAAGGGCATCAAGACCACGCGAGCCTATAAGACATCTTCCCGAACTTCGAAGACCTCCCTGGCGATGGAGGTTGAGATCGACGACAAGTTGGCCCGCGCCCTGGAAGAGATGGAGAAGACGGGGCGCACTTGGAGCCTCACCATCACCAGCGAGGCCACGCAGTTGGAGATGGTGAACACCGCCCCGGCAGAGACGGTATCGGTTCCGGACGACAACCACAAGGGCGAGGCCAAGGAAGCCGCCAAGATGAGTCAGCAGGGCGACACGGCGAAGGCCGCGGAGGTCACTGGGGCGACAGCGTAGAAGCGATTGTATGGGCTTGGCGGTGCCGTGAAGGCCAAACGGTTAAATGGTTGCCGAAGGGTAGTCAGCCGTCAAGCCTGAATGGAAGGTAACTATACCTTGACAACACGTAGGAGCGGAGAAACTTAACATGACGAAATATTGGCTGACTCCACCTAAGTTATATGAAGAACTGGACCGTGAATTTCACTTTGACTTTGACCCTTGCCCCTATCCTCGACCCGAAGGATACAACAGTCTCGTTTTACCTTCGGGTCGAATGAACTATTGCAATCCCCCTTTCCGCAAGAAAGATGGCAACATTCATGGACCAACAGCTTTCGTAAGGAAGGCTATCTCAGAACAAGCAAAAGGTAATTCAACAGTATTACTGATTCCTGCCCAATCCTATATCAATCTACTTCTTGAATCAGGAGCCGAATTGCGGTCCGCTGGACGCACAAGATTCCTAGAGATAGATACAAAAGAACCTTTGCCTGGACCCTCACCAACAATATTAGCGATTCTGAGAGGGTACGTACTATGAGGGGATACTTACCTAATGGAAAGAGGGAATGTGGGCGACCGCTACAAGATGATGAGCGAACTAAAGGAATGGTTCAAATCGAATAGGTGGGATAAGGAGCGATCGGGGAAATGGATAGAGCACTATATCCGGTATCATCGTGAATTAGTTGGCTTGGATGAAGGCCAAATTTCTTATTTATACGACCTCATGGAGCAACAAAAGGAGCAAAATGACGCGAAAATGGGTTAAGTTGTGGTGCTCTTTTGATGAGGATAACCTTACTTTAGAAGAGATTGGCGCATGGCATATCCTACTAAAATTGGCAGGAAAGTCCTTTTTCGATGGCGTTGTCAGTATTGATGAAAGGCTACCATACACCCACCGACAACTTGCCGTTTACTTCAATTCCAGCCCCAATAAGGTGAAGAAGCTCCTCCAAACCCTAACCGAAAAAGACCGTATCGAGGTAATGTCTAACGGGTTTTTGAAGCTAAAGAATTGGCTAAAGTATCAATCGGAGTACGACAGAACAAAGGAATGCCCTAGCAGAAAAAGTACAGGCAAAAGTACACAGGAAAGTACACCACAAAGTACACCCCTAGAAGTAGATATAGATAATAGATTAAAGAATAAAGAAGAAGAAGAAGAAGTAGAGAAAGAACCCTCTGCTGGTGCCACTGTCTTCAAGGGGCATTGTCCTAAATGTGGTTTTGTCCGAGAAATTGGCGAATGTCCTCCACCGAATGCCGAAACTTGTGAATCGTGCCATAAGTTCGTCTATTTCGAATGGGAGATGCTAATTGGCAGACGTTGAATGGAAAGGGGAAACCAAAATCCAAAAAACGAAAATAGAGTGGGCTGATTATTCAGTGAATCCAGTCAAGGGTTACTGTCCTGTTGGGTGTGAATATTGCTATGCTCGGCGAATGTATGACAGGTTCAAGTGGGATAAGACGATAAGGTTTGATTTTAATGCCCTTCATACATTCGGGAAATTCAAATCTGGTAGTAGAGTATTTGTGGGCTCAACTATCGAACTATTCCACCCCGAAGTGATGGGCAAAGTAGAATTCCGAACCAGCCTCATCATTGAAGAAGCAGGCTTTTATCCCGACGTTTCTTTCATCTTCCTAACAAAGTGTCCTCAGAATTTACACAAATTTAGCCCGTGGCCTAAAAACTGCTGGGTCGGAGTGAGCGTATGTAATGACAAAATGTTGGATATTGCGGTAGACAAATTGGAAGATATTGAAGCAGGTACAAAATTTATTTCGTTTGAGCCACTCTTGGAGCGTTTGACGCTATCTCTGGCCTATGCGTTTTATTACTCTGGAATCTCGTGGCTCATCATCGGCGCTGCTACGCACTATAAAGATGCTCCGCCGCTATCTAAAGTACAGGGCTGGGCTAGAGAGATAATCGCGGCAGCAGACGAAGCGGGGATACCGGTCTTTTGCAAAGACAACTTGAAACTGCCAGCGAATGAAATACGAAGGGAATGGCCGAAACCATGACACGCCTTCTCGCCCAGGACCAGTCTAAACGCTGTTGCCTGAACTGCAAGAGGTTCATGGAGTGCCCTACAGTCGCCAGGATGAAACTTGAACAGGGCGAGGATAATTTCTATCCGACAGCCATAGTATGCGGGGTCTTCACGAAGCGCCAGGAAGTCAAATATCATCAAGTTCGCACATTCTCAAAGCTATGTGACCGGTGGTTCGATTCCGGTGCCGAGGCCGCTTATGGAGAGGTACTTCGGCTCCGAGAATTAGCCGGAGACATTGAGCAGCTTGAGTATCAGGTAAGGTATGAACTCTGCGACAAGCCGAAGGTGTGGATTGTGCCTGACTTCCGCTATGTTGAGCAGGGCAAAATTCACGTTGAAGATGTCAAGGGCATGGTCACGGACGCAGCAAGGGTCAAGATGGCGTGGCTCAAGGCCGCTCAGGGAATCGAAGTCAAGATTATCAAGAAGGAGAGATAGCGTGGAACGAGAGGAATTCAAGAAAAGGGTTAGTGAACTGTCATCGTGTAGTTGTAAACAGTGTGCATCTGAGGAGAAATCCTTGTTAACCGAGTTCGACAGGCTGGTAAAGGAGAATGACACAGCCCGCAAATATGCAGCGAAGGTGGAATATGAGCGAGATGTAATAGATGGGTGTTTGCATAGTGCCCATGATGAAATCCAAGCCCTTCAATCCCATCTCGACAGGATAAGCGAGCCGATACGAGATGAACATTATCATCTGATTAGAGATGTGGCTAAGTCCCTCAGAAGGGCAGGCTACGTAGACACCTCAAAGGTTCTTGAGGCCATAGCCGATTACCTCGACTCGCAGCAGAAGCCGAGCGAAAAGCCTCAAAATGAGCCAGAACAGCATTATAATGACGACTTCGATGATGTACATCAAGGCAATAAAGCTGTTTGCCCTATCTGCAACCCGAAATGCGAACACAAGAAGCTCGAAGCGCCCGTAGGTTTTGGCGGAGGCCCTATGAAGCAATGGTGTCTCGATTGCAGCACGTGGGTAGAGTTGCCGAAGCCTCCCAATACAGAGGACAGAAAAGGAACAATAGAGATAGTTATTGATGCAGAACTGATTATTGCTGACCTGCAAGGCGGCACACTTACTTTCAAGTTGACCCAGCAAGGCTTGATTCATAAATACTTCAAATAGGGGGTGAGAGTGTTGGAGATTTCGAGCTCTGAGTATCTGAAGACTCATTCCAACTCCCAGATTCGCCGCGACTTCATGCACTTCCTGAAAATGGCTGTTAATCCTCAGCCTCGTACTGTCTCCTCGTTCTACGCCGGGCTATTGCCTGATTCCTTTGTGATACAGGCGCATCCTGGCACTTTGAACCATAAAACCGATACAATGACCATGACCAAAGGCGATAGTTCGAACCTTACCAGCACTTTCACAAATATGTTGGAAGTGCTGTTCTACATGACTGAGGCAAGCAAGGACTCGGGATACCGGCAACACCAGGCAACCCGGCTTTACCTGTTCCACGGCAAAAGTTATGAGGAGATCGGCGGGTTGCTGGGCTGCCATGTGAATACAGTACGGAATGACATCTATAGTATTATCGACAGGGCTATCCATGCTCTGAAAATTGGACACTCGTAGTCTCAAATTTTGTAGAAATTGTAATTGACAGGGCATGTTATACTATCATTAACGGAATCGTATCAGAGGGGCGCTTGAAAGAGCGCCTTTTTGTTGTGTAAATAAGCCTGGGGATTCTTCACCCTGGGCTTCTTCATATCATCCTCCTTTCCGAGTAGGTGCTTGTGAATCTGGGGGGCGCGGAGTTCACGAGCACCAGCGTGGGAATGAGATGGACAACAAAGCGGGTGCAATTGTAGAGCGGACTCGATTGGCGGAGGATGCTATGCTCATGCAGTTCGACCAGAATGCGGGCAATCCTGTGGCTGTTGGCGAGGGACAGACCCATAGTCCGGTGCAGACCTGTCATAAACTGGTCAAGTTCTGCATATCCTCCGGCTGGTCTGTCGTCTATCGGCATGGCTATATTACTCTAACCAGAGGTTGCGGCATGGTGCGCTAAACCTTACAGAGATAGAAGGAGGTTCCGTTTCATGCAGAGGCTTGAATGTTTAGGAGCGAACTTCCCGACGGTAATCAGGAAGGGCTATTTCCCAGGAGTCATATCGGTCTTGGAGTACGTTAAGAACTTCGGAGATGCACCTGGGACGGTCACAGTATCAGCCTTTTTCAAAGACCCGAATCAGCAGCAATGGAATCCGCAGAGTAGTGGCAGTGGCAACCTGGCGGACGGTCCACTGACACTATCCATAATGCCGGGTGAAACGGCGGAATTCTGGTTTACGATTAAGCCTGCTATAAAGGGATTTTGGCTATGCAGGGTGAATTTCAGTGGAGATGTAATCCGGCAGCATGAGTTCTATGTGACGGTGAAATAGGCAAAGCCATGCACGTAGAAGCATTGGTGGCAATAGTCATGGGGGTCATAAACTTCCTGCTCTTCGCTGGCGGCGTCACCTATGCCATCCTGAAAGTTGGGAAAAACGTGCAGGGAGGCGAGGATAAAACTGCGTTGCTGGAGAGCAAATACGTTGAGTGCTGCGCCGATGTTGCCGCTATCAGGTTGGAAATGAAAATAAATGCCAAGGCGGTAGAAACGTCCCTCGGTAACCTGCATGAAAAGGTGAACTCGATGGCACTCGACCATGAAGGCAGAATAAGTTGGTGCGAGAGTAGATTGAACGGCAAGGATAAAAGATGACAGTAACTAACGGGCTAGTGCTTAATCCTCGCACCCGATAAGGGGGGATTAAGGGGGGGTAAATAAACAAGAACATGAAAATTGAAAAACAGGATAATAACAAAAACCATAGGGGGAATCCTCACTGGGTTAAAGGACAGTCGGGAAACCCCAACGGCAGACCCAGGAAGGAAATTAGTTTAACCTCTCAACTTAAATCTGAACTCTTGAAGATAGCCCCATTCAAAGGCAATACGGACAAGAAGACTTGGCTAGAACTTATCGTCATCGCATGGATGGCGGGTGCTGCTAAGGGTAATGCCCCTTTACTGAAAGAACTTATAGAGCGCATAGATGGCAAGGTCCCTGACCAGACATGGATAACGGGCCGAGAAGGTCAACCTATACAGGTGGAAGATGCAAGGAACAAGCTCGCTGAAAGACTCGATACTATCGCTGCCGTCCGAGAAGCGCAGCGAATTGTTGTCGAGCCTCAGCAACAAAGAAGCTGAACAGATTTTACACGACTGGATATTCTGGGCGCGGCCTAACCAGTTACCGCCTGATGGCGATTGGTATATCTGGCTCATGCTTTCAGGCCGCGGCGCTGGCAAGACGCGGGCAGGCTCAGAACTGGTCATTAAGTGGGCCAGGGAGAAATACAGCCCCATAGCCCTCATTGGCGAAACAAAAGCCGATGCAAGAGATACGATGGTAGAGTTGCACGATTCTGCCATCTTGAAAGTATCGCCGCCCTGGTTCATGCCTGTATATGAGCCATCGAAGCGGCGATTGATATGGCCTAACGGCGTGGTCGCGGTGATTTATTCCGGTGATGAGCCCGACCAACTGAGAGGTCCGCAACATACTAAAGGCTGGGTAGATGAGTTGGCGAAATTCAAGTATCCCGATGATACGTGGAACAATTTTATATTCGGGTTACGCTCTGGGTTGCACCCACAAGCTGTAGTGACTACGACTCCCAGACCCATCCCGATAATCAAGCAACTGGCGAAGGATGCTAGGACAGTAGTAACCCGGGCTCATACGCTGGACAACCGGGAAAATCTAGCGCCAGACTTTCTAAAGTACGTCCTGAGCCGGTACGAAGGCACCCGGCTAGGCAGACAAGAGTTAGATGGGCAAATACTCGACGATAACCCGGCGGCGCTCTGGAAGCGGGCAGATATTGAACATGGCAGAGTAAGGCAATCGCCGCACTTGACTCGGATAGTGGTTGCAGTAGACCCAGCGGCTACAAGCGGAGAGGAAAGCGCAGAGACGGGCATCGTAGTGGCTGGGGTAGGCTCTTGTTCATGTAAGGGCAAGGCTGAAATCCACGGTTTTATTCTCGACGACCTCAGCTTACGATCCAGCCCTGACGGATGGGCTAATGCAGCAATCACCGGATATTACAAGCACAAAGCGGACCGCATAGTAGCTGAAATCAACCAGGGCGGCGAAATGTGCGAGCACACTATCCACACTGTAGACCGCAACGTGCCGTACAAGGCCGTACACGCGTCGAGGGGCAAGCAGACAAGGGCAGAGCCAGTATCAGCCCTCTATGAGCAGGGCAAGGTCCACCATGTAGGCTCATTCCCTGAACTGGAAGATCAACTCTGTGAGTGGATTCCAGGAGGTAAGTCTTCAGATCGCTTAGATGCCCTGGTCTGGGCGCTGACTGAGCTAATGGTGCTGGGCACTCGAAGCTATGGATTCGATTTCGTGTGATAGGTGACAAAATATGATACCGAAACCGCCTCATCCTGTACCGACCGAAACAGTTGGCGAGGATGGAGTTATCACGCTCCAACCCTCGGATATATTCTGGGATGGCGAGAACCTGCTTGATTTCGAGGACGACGAATGCCAATAACAGACACGATTAAAGCCTTTGGACAAAGATTACTGGGCTATAAGATACCCATAGGACCGCGTGGAGGCACAGGCTTCTATGAGATGCTTGCTCCCCCGTCCTGGGGGTATCAGACTTATCTTAAAGCCTATGGCGAGATCGGATGGCTGTATGCCTGTTGTACTTCAATCTCTCATGCGGTTGCAAAACAGCCGTGGCATTTGTATAACTCAATGCCCGATGGAGACAGGGAAGAAATTGACACCCATCCGCTCATTGATCTGTTGAGGCGCCCTAATCCTTTCCAGACGCGGTATCAGTTCTTCTACTTGACGCAGCTCTACATCAACCTGGTAGGTGAAGCGTTTTGGCAGATAAATTACAACAAGAAGGGTTATCCAGCAGAGATGTGGTTGGCCCCGCCTGCATTCATGGTGGTTGTGCCTTCACAGACAAATTATATAGACCACTATGAGTTCAGGCGTCAAGGCGAGGTAGTACGCTTTGATGTCGATGAAATCATTCATATTTTCACGCCGAACCCCCTCAATCCGTTTCGGGGTATATCACCGGCAATGGCTCTGACGACAGACCTTGACTCGGAACGTTTTGCCTCCCGCCATCAGCAGAGACTATTCTACAATGACGGGACGCCTGGTTTTATGCTTGAGTTCCCAGATATGCCGCCATCTGAGGAACGCAAGAATCTTATGGTTGAGTGGGACGAAAGGCATAGGGGATTCCGTAATGCTCACCGGGTAGGCTTCTTATGGGGCGGCGCCAAGGCAAATACTATAGCCCTGAATAACCGTGAGATGGAATTCGAGAAGCTGAGGAAGTTGGGCAAGGATGTTATTCTAGGCGCTTATGGTGTGCCTCAATCAGTATTGGGCATCAGCGAGAATGTCAACCGTGCCAATGCTGAGGCCGCGCAGTACACTTACGCAGAGCAGGTGATTCAACCGAAGTTGGTAGCACTACGCGAGCCTCAGAACGAAAGCCTATGCCCTCTATTTGAGGACGGATTGGAACTGGACTTTGAGAATCCGGTGCCTGAGAATGTCGAAATGCAGGCTACGCAGGTACGCGAGGATTTCAAAGCAGGTATTATTACGCGTCAGGAAGCTAGGTCAGCGCGAGAATATGATCCCGAGGCTTCACTGGGCGATACATTCCTGATCTCGGTCAATGTTCAGGAAGTCCCGGTAGGCCAGATTGCTACGCCGCCGGCAGCGCCAGCCTTCCCCAAGTCAAAGGCGATTCGTATAGCTGACAAAGAGGCATTCTGGAAACGTCACATAGAGAATACCGAATCCTATGAAAAGATGATGATAGATGAGCTGAGGACCATGTGGAAGGCGCAGAAGGGCGAAGCGGTAGATGCAGTCAGACGAAATGCCCAAGCCTTGATTGACCTTGATAAAGCCAAGAAGCACTATGCGAAGGAAATCGAGCCTATCATGGCCGAAGTGATGCTCTCTGCTATGAAACATGGCTATGACCACGTAGCACCTCAGAGCCCACACAAGATACTCAAACAACCGAGCGAACTCAACTCTACAGCTCTACGCTGGCTTAAGAGCCGTATCATGTGGGCTTCAGCGGAGGTAGGCGAGCAGACTGCGGACCTACTGGCTCAGGCTTTGTCTGATGGCTATGCAGCAGGGGAGAGCATAGACAAGATAGCGAAGCGGGTTGAGGATGTATTCGGATTCAGCGATGAAGTCCGGGCCCTCAGGATAGCGCGCACTGAAATCATGGCGGCTTCCAATGAAGGGGCTTTGCAGGGCTATGCAGATAGCGGAGTCGTCGAAGAAGTGGAATTCCATGCAGCTATAGATGAACGAGTCTGTGCTGATTGCTCTGACATGGACGGTGATGTAGAGACCTTGGAAGATGCCAGTCATGTACTCCCCTTGCATGTGTCGTGTAGGTGCATTTGGCTGCCGCTAGTGGGATAAGATGCCTAAACTCTTAATCGTTGCGCTCTGTTGTGTCCTGGTAAGTATAGCTTGCTGCGCGCCTGCTCATATTGGCAACAAGGTAACTTATACCGTCACAGTGCAGGCTACTAACATACTCAACTTTGATGCTGCCAACTATGACATTATCTATAACCAGAGCATGGTCGCTGTAGGAAGCGTAGGTAACGGTAGGATCGGCAGTACCGTCATTCCTGTAGTTATGTGGAAGGTCATAAAGCCTAGAGATATTAGGATCATAAACGATATGCCCAATTTGCGAGATGTTTCAGGAAGTGGCTACCTGGCGCGGATAACGTTTTTAGCTATCAACAGGGGCACTCCGAAATTCAGTCTTAGCAACATTGTATTGAGCAATACAACCGCTAATCTGATTTCACCGCAAACAATCAGCTTATTGGTTAAGTAGGCAAAGATGTTATTAGGCGAAAGAGAAAAGCAGATGTTGGAACTGGTTGCTCAGGGATATAGCTGGAAAGAAGTATCGACGATGATGCACTGTGCAACTGGTACGACCAAAAATCGGATGGTAGCGGTGTTTCAGAAATTAGGAGCCAAGACGAGAACGCATGCGGTAGTGATTGCTATACAGCGCGGAGAATTGATTGTATAAAGAACTGATAGAGAGATATTCCACTCCACAACTATCCGTCTATTTCGTTGACGGGGCTTATATCCGTAGCCATCCCGAGGAGTTCGGCGAGGATGCAGAGGAATTTACCGAGGATGGACATTGGCTACGGTATCCCTGGATTCCCGAACACGAGGAGTGGATTGATACCTCTAACTCAGACGAATTGCCATTTATCCTGCTTCATGGCTTGCACGAGATCAATGCCATGATAGAGATGATTAACGCCTTGGATAGCGCACCTACTTCTGAGCAAGTAGAGGAGATTTATGACATTTGTCATACAGATGCCAATGTGCCTGAACAGGAAGCGCGCCACAACCCTGACCAGGCCGACAGCATGATAATAGCTGAGCTTAATAAATTAAGTAGTCGGTCATTGGAGAGCAAGATGAGCAGAACAAAAATAGCCACTAAGAAAACCCTCGAGATAGTCTACAAGACCTTGAGGCCAACAATAATCAAGGCCGATGACAAGACGGGCATCATCGATATGCTGATCCCCATGTCCACGGGCACTGAGGACAGGTCGGAAGAGGTTATCTTGCCCTCTGCCTGGACTAAGCGCCTGCCGGAGTTCAAGAAGCGGGCTATCTTGGTTAGCTCGCACAACTACGGCGACCTGCGCAAGCAAATCGGGGAGCTACTTGAATTGAAGGTAGACAAAGAGGGCCTTTATGCCAAGCCGCAATACTACATCAACCAGGGCAACGACGAGGCTGACTGGGGTTACAAACTAGCTTCTAAGGGCATGGCGGCGTACTCAGTGGGATTCAAGCCGTGGGATTTTGAAGAAGGTATGGCTCCTGATGAACCGTCTATCACCTATACCGATTGCGAACTATTGGAAATCTCCCACGTTATTGTTCCCTGCAATCAGGAGTCCATACAGGGCATGAGGGGCAAGAGCAAAATCATGGATTCGGTGCTTGATGATATGCAGGCCAATTTGCAGGACTTGAACCCGCCTATGACCAAAGGCGCACTGCCATACCACAAAACTTCGTTAGCTCCCGAGGACACAACCTGGGATGCTGGCGTAGAAGTCAAGAAGGCGGAAATATCTGACCTCAAGGCTATGTGCGCCTGGGTAGGCGGAGACCCCGAGAATAAAAGCTCATATAAACTGCCCCACCATAAGGCGGATGGGGAACACGCCTGCGTATGGAAGGGTGTTGCTGCTGCAGCGGCTGTTTTGCAAGGTGGCCGTGGTGGCGCAGATATAGATGATGTTGATGCAGTGAAAGCCCATATCGCTAAACACTATGGCGACTTCGACAAGGGTGATCCGCCGTGGAAGAAAGATGCACAACCCCCGAAGAAGAAACTTACTCAGGCCCAGATACGGGACGAGATGGATTACCTGATATTGGCGATTGATGAGTCAGGGATAGCGGAGGAGACAAAAGATATGGCAGATAAATTGATTAAGCGCATAACGGGCGGCGACACGCCTGTAAAGATTGAACAGAAGGCCGAGGACAACATCAAGATTATCCGCGCTGCATGTAAAGAGGCCATTCAAGAGTGTGACAAGCACCACGAGGGACATAGTAAGACTCTGAAGGGCATCGAAACAAAGCTGGATGAGATGATGAAGTCCACGGACATAAAAGTCAAGTGTGAGTGTGAGGGCTGCGATGTTCCAGAGTGCGATTGCATCGGAGACGAGTGTAAAGATCCCACTTGCGATTGCAAATGCCACGACGAGAAGAGGATCAGGGCCATCATAGAGCGCACGGTATCAAAGGTTGTCGAAAAGAAAATTGGAGGTCAGTAAGATGGAAATGACAGCAGAACAGATCGCAGAGATAGCGGCTAAGGCTGCTACCGACGCGGTGGATAAGGCAAACTTAAAGCCTATCCGAACTAAACCAAACCTTGCGGCTGCGGTGGCAGGTGCAAGCGGCGGAGAAGTGACACTAGATGAGGCCGACCAGAAATGGCCCAACATGGGTGAGTTCTTGCATAAGGTCAAGGACTATGAGATCACAAAGGGGGCGAGTTTCGACCCCAGGCTACGCCGCAAGACAGTTCCAACAGGTGGCGGTGAGATGATTCCTGCGGAGGGCGGCTTTCTCGTCGCCCAGGAATTCATACCGCAGCTGATAACCCGAACCTGGAATACGGGCGTACTCCCCAAGCTCTGCCAGAAGCAGCAGGTAGGCCCGAACTTCAACGGTGTGAAGATTCCGGCCATAGATGAGACAAGCCGTGCTAATGGATACCGCTGGGGCGGAGTGAGGGCCTACTGGGCAGGCGAGGGCGCCACATTGACTCCCTCGAAGCCTGGATTCCGGCAAATCTCGGTTGAGTTGCAGAAACTCATAGGTCTTTGCTATGTCACCGATGAGCTTTTGCAGGACAGTGTAGCCCTTGAGGGTTACATCAACACATGGTTCCCGCTGGAGTTTGGCTTCAAGATGGACGATGCCCTAATCAACGGCGATGGCTCCGGCAAGCCTTTGGGCTTTATGAAGTCTCCAGCGCTGCTTTCCGTAGCGAAGGAAACAGGACAGGCATCAGCTACAGTCGTTGCCGAGAACATCATAAATATGTGGGCGAGGATGTGGGCGCCATCAAGGGCTAATGCAATCTGGATGATAGCACAGGATGTTGAACCTGCACTGGCGAAGATGGCAATAGCCGTAGGCACAGGCGGCATCCCGGTGTACTTCCCGATGGGTTCTGGTCCTTGGGGTTCACTGGCAGGGACGCCTATCGTAAGCAACGCGGCTTACGCGACCGCAACGGGCGGAACCCTTTACGGCAGGCCAGTGTACGTGATGGAGCAATGCCAGACGCTCGGCACTACAGGAGACATCCTGCTGGTTGACCCGACTCAATACCTGATTATCGAGAAGGGCGACATGACCATGGCTTCATCCATTCATGTGCAGTTCGTAACGGATGAAACAGCCTTCCGGTGGACCTACAGGGTCAACGGAGTCCCGATCTGGCACAGCTATTTGACTCCCTTCACTGGGAGCAACACCCTGAGCCCGTACATCAAACTGGATGCCCGGTAGACCGAAGGCTGAGAGAAATTAACACGGAGGGAATGAAATGAGTCTACTCTTAGAACAAAAACTGCGGGCAGTAACCGTTAAGGCGCCGATTGCGATTGCGAATGGCACGGCGGTTTACTCTTCGCCTATCAATGCAGGCAAATGCAGCCAGGTGGAGTTTGTCATTAGCTTTGGCGCTATAGTGGGCGATACGATGGTGATAACCGTGCTGGAGCAGACTACCGCCACCGTATCAGGTGGCACGGCTGTACCATTCAGGTATCGCCTGAGTGCTGCGGCTGGTACTGATACCTGGGGCGCGGTGACAGTAGTTTCGACGGGGGCTACAGGCGTCACACTCACAAACTCGACTAACGACAACATGACGCTGGTTATCGACATCAACCCGGCAGAGCTGGATGACGGTTATCCGTACATCGGAATCTGCTTTGATGGCGGAGCAAGCACTAGCGCAACGGTAGTCGGGGCAATAGCTCTTTGTGAGCCGAAGTACCCGGAGAAGACACCGCTGACGCTGCATACCTAGAAACATGAAAAAGAGTAAGGATAAGAGGGAGCGTGTAAAAGCGCTCCCCCAGCCCTGCAAGCATCGGGCAATACTTAGCCCGATAAAGACTAAAGGGCAAACCATGCCCTAGAAACCGCAAGGTATGGGTTAGGAGGCAAAAATGCCAGTAACATTGATTGGCTCAAAGTGGTCAAGTGGCGACTTAGTATTCTACGACATTGCTACGGGGACCGCTATTATGACCATATACCATAGTACCACTGGGGTAGCAATTCCTACGCTGACAACGAGCAGCACCTTGGCACCCAATGAGCAGTTGATTCCAAGCGGGCAAATAGATGCAAACCATTGTACGGATAGGTTTATGTGGACTTGTCCGGCGGGATGGACTGCGGGCTGCACGGTCGTAGGGATTGCCTTTTGCCAGAGTGTCGTCGAGGCGACGGGTGCAAGTTCAACTTGTATGCCTCGGAAAGTGCCGTCTGGAACAGCCATCGCGGCTGGCTCTTCTCTATTGGCTGCTGCGCTGAATCTGAAAACAGGCGTGACGGCGAACACGATATGTAGCTGTAGCTTAAATGCTACACCTGCGAACTTAGTTTTGGCGGCAACTGATAGCATCGCACTCGATTTCACCAATGCGCTAACTGAGTACATTGGTGAATGCACGATTTACGTGCAAAAGAACTAAGGAGCGTAACTGGGCCGGGTGGCGATCACCCTATGATTCAGGGAAGCGGGCGGGCCTTGTCCTCCTTTCGTCCCGCCCGCTTCGTGATTCTAACAATGGAGGTCAATTATGACCGTAATGTTTGCACATGGATTCGATGAAACCATAGAAAAGACGGATGGCAGTGTCCTGAATGGTGAAGACGATCTCTTTACTATTGCAGGCGGGCCAATTCTGATTACTGAGTTTGTGGGCATAGTTACTACTGATATAGGTGGGGCTGCTAACTGCCATATAGACGCAGCAGTTACTACCCCTTCAGCCACTACAGCCCTGTCAACGAACGTTGCGATAGATACGGATGCTGCCGGCACATCTTACACATTCACGACTGCTAGCACGGCTGTCCTAACACCTACAACCGCAGGTGTGCTTGAAGTAATACCGCGTATTGCGTGGCTAATGCCCATTGGGACTATTCAGGCGCATTGTTCGGCAGCACAGACAGGCAATATCAAGTGGTATATGAAATACACCAAGCTGTCCCAGTATAGCGTGGTGGCGGCGGCAGCTTAATGCCTAGTATGCCGGGGCAGAATTCAGGGGCTTCAGGATATGAACTTCTCGCTATGCGTAAGTCTGCCGAGGAAATGATGGCCTATCAGCGCCAGGACTGTCCTTTCTGCGCGTGGCCTTTGCAGGAAAGCCCGGACCGAATCCTGCACTGTCGCTTTTGCGGGTGGACTGATACTTCACCGATAATCAGGAACGTACCGAGGCCATAATGAACAGTTATGCAACTTTGGCGATGCTGAAAAGCCCAGGATGGTTACATATTGATGTGACTGATTGCGATACTGATATGATATCCATTCTTGAGGATGCCAGTCGTGAGTTTGACAAGGACACAGACAGGCGGTTTTACCTCTGGGAAGGCACAAGATACTACGATGGGAGCGGTATTAAAATCGTGCTCGATGATGATGTCTACTCAATCACTACGCTGGACGTGGACACAGACGGCGATGGGATTTATGAAAGTAGCTTCGATGGCACGACTACTCCGCCTGATTATTTTACCTATCCTCTCAATGAAACTCCCAAGAGCCGTCTTGAGGCTAATCCCTGGGGCAGATATGGACACTTCGGTAGTGGCATACGGAAGGCAATAAAGATTGTAGGCGTGTTCGGCTATGGTAATGACTGGCCTGCGGCTCCGATAGCGACCACGAGCGCGCTAGTGGCTACAGGAGGCATGACAACTGGCACGACTACTCACACGCTTGCTAGCTATGGTTCTCTTTTCAGCCCAGGACATACCATCAAGATTGACTCTGAGCAGATGTATGTTTCGAATGTCGTAGGCAATACGTTGACCTTTTTACGGGCTGTGAACGGCACTACAGCAGCCGCGCACCTGGCAGCAGCACCTATCTCGGTATATCTCTATCCTCAGTCTGTTGCCCGCGCGGTGTTGATTCTAGCGGCGAGGACATGGAAGTTAAAGGAAAGTCCACTCGGAATGGTAATGGGAACACCCGATTTGGGTGTTGTAAAAGTTGATATAGGAGGCGATGGTTCCTTTTATACCAAGATTGTGAAGAAGTACAAGAGGATGCGTTACCCCAAGGTGATTTAATGGCGGAGATAAACCTTAGTATTCAGATTAAAGGGCTAGACGAACTAAAGAACAAACTCGATGCTGCGAACCTTCTTGGCGCACCTCTAAGGAACTTCTTAAATAAGTCGATGCTCACTATTCAAGGCGAAGCAGCAAAGGCCGCTCCGGTGGACCTTGGTAACTTGAGAGCTAGCCTAGTTCAGCCATCAGCAGTGACGATTGATTCCAGCCCTGTACCTCTCTATGCGACTTTCAGCGATACTACAAGTTACGGTGTCTTTGTCGAGTTTGGTACGAAACCCCACTGGCCCCCGATTAAGGCTATTGCGCCTTGGGCTGAACGACATGGCATTGAACCCTTCCTTGTAGCCCGAGGTATATCAATTCATGGGACAAAGGCGCAGCCGTTTATGAGCACCGCCCTGGCAATCAGCGAGGGCAAGATAGGCGATTATCTGAATGAAGCAGCAAACGAAATAGCGGAGAATTTTAACGGATGAGTTATCAGGACATCGGGATAGGATTGAAGAATCAACTAAAGGGTGTTGCTGCATTGAGGGCTGTTTTTGCACCCCATGAGATACCTGAATCAATCAACAGTTTCCCAACAGCCGTGATATTGCCGGGGGAGCAGCCCTATCATGAAAGCTTCCCAACATCCTCCGGGGTCTCATTCTCCACAATGTTTCGGATTGTCATTCTCATGTCCCGCGCAGATCAGCCTTCGGGACTGAAGGACATCACGCCCTTTTTGGATAATACGGGCATCAATTCAATTCGGGTAGCGATAGAGGGAGAGGATGGGGTGCCCCAGACACTAGACGGCGCAATAGCAGATTTGATTGTAACAAAGGCTCTCCCTCTAGGCTGGATGCAATGGGGCCCGGTCTTATACCTCGCCCTTGAGTTTGAGGTCAAAACAATCAGTTAAAGAATCAGGAGGTTAATATGGCAAGGTTAATGGGAAAAGCAGGCGAAGTAGATGCCAGCGGCGCCATCGTGGGCATGAAAAACTGGGTTCTGAATTACAAATGCAACCCTCTGGATGATACTGGCTTTGATTCCGGCGGAGCCAAGGCGTTCATCGCCGGGTTGACTGAATGGAGCGGTACATTCGAGGGATTCAAGGACACCACACCTGTACCATTGGGCTCAACCACGATAACACTCAAAGAGTCTGCCACAACTGGGCAGAATGCCACGGGCACAGCCATCATCACCGGCTGGACAGACACGGTTGATGTCGCCGGGGTAGTGACCTACAAGTACACCTTCCAGGGCACGGGTGCGCTTACAGTTCCGACAGCTTAATTAACGAGGTGAGATATGGGAAGACTATCAGGCAAAACGGGTAATGTCGCTGTCGGACTTCAGACGATCTTCGACGGCGAAACGGCATTGGATGAACAGGTTATTAGCAATGTAACCTATAGTCTGGATACCAGCGATTACAAGGTGGGCAACGGCTCGGCAAAGTTGGCAGTAGGAGCATCCTTTACCACGGGCATCATAGGCTCTAAGGTCGTTACTTCGATGGACTTGACTCCGTACACTCAACTGATGGGATGGTTCAAGTCCTCGGTAGCCCTCAACGCCAGCGATAATGCCTTCGTGGTCGATGATACTGCCCTCTGCGCTAGCCCTACAAGGACGATTAACCTGCCGGCCTTGGCTGCGAATACGTGGACATACGTTAAGGTGACAGATGCCTTCACGGGATGCACGGCTATCATATCGGTAGGGCTCAAGCAGGTCGTCGATAAGGGCGCAATGAATATCTGGTGCGACCTGGTGCAAGCGGCGAAGGTTATCGCAGGAATCAAGAACTGGACGCTGAATTACAAGATAGGCACTCAGGAGGTGACTGGGTTCGATTCTGGCGGAGTCAAGGAGTTTGCAGCTACGATCACCGAATGGAACGGGACATTTGACGGGTTCAAAGATGCTCTGCCTTTGAGCATCGGTACACTCATAGGGCTGGAGATGCAGGAGTACACGACTGCGACCATGCAGGCCAGAGGTACAGGGATCATAACGGACTTTACAGACAGCGTAGACGTTGCGGGAATCGTGACCTATAAGTACGCATTCACCGGAACTAAGGAACTTGTGCTGCCGTCAGCCTAGAAAACACGTAGCGGGATCGCGGGATGGAGCAGTGGAAGCTCGGATGGCCCATAACCATCAGGTCGTTGGTTCGAGTCCAACTCCCGCTACCAAAATGGTAAAGGAGGAAATTTGTTTAATCCCTTGGCAGACGAACTTATACAGGTAGATATTGGCAACGACCTCTGGCTTAAAATTAAGGTCGAACTATCAGAAGGCGAGTGGAGAAAACTACAACGCTTCTATCTGAACCTCTTTGATTCCCCCAAAGTGCAGCAGGCAATACGGATTGTCACAGAAGGCCGTAGGCTGGGCAAGGAAGCCTCTGCAATAGAATCCGAGGTGGAATCCCTCGGCTTAACCTCAGCTATTACTCAAGGCGCTCTTGTGAAGATTACCGAAGGCCAATCTATAGCTTACGTCATGGCTGGACTGAGAGAATGGAACCTGACGGGGAACGATGGCAAAGTGTTGCCGATTACTGAGGACACGCTATTAGGATTGAAGCGGCCTGTCTTTCAGGCGATAGCGGATGCCTGCACGAAGCAGTACCGGCCTATGGATGATGGACAAAAAAACTCCTTGAAACCAACGTCAGAAACGCCTGCACCATAGAAGGAGAGAGAATCTCGGCGCCGCCTTTCAGCGATGACACGATTCTACTTCTGAATACGCGCTGGTCGTATCGCGAGCTTATGGACACACCACACCGGATAATCGAGGAATTAAGGATTAAGTATCAGACGGAAATGATGCACGATGGCGAATAATCTTGAAATAATCCTACAAGTTACAAACGCTTATTCTGATGCCTTGTCTGATGCTAGTCACATGTTTGACCAGATGACCGACACTATGGATCAGGATGCAGTCAAGGCTCAAGCAAGTTGGCAAGATAGTCTGAAGAATATCAACCAGCAGGCTAAAGATGCTGCAACTCAAATGAGTGAGAACTTCGGGGCGATTGGCAAAGCTGCTTTGCTTGTAGGTGGAGCTATTGAAGCCGCTGGCATTTTATCCATCAAAACATGGTCTAGCATGGGTAGCGAGATACTAGAACTTTCAGAGAAGACAGGAGTTTCTACCGAGGCACTTAGTGAATGGAAATATATCGCCGAGCAGAGCGGGGCCACTATAGGTACCGTTTCGATGGCTCTGAAATATATGGCCCGGGATATTACTGATGTCACAGGAGGCAGTAGTGCCGCACAGAAAGCCTTTGAAGATTTAGGGTTGACCCTTGCAGCATTGAAGGCCATGAAGCCTGAAGATCAATTCAATACCATTGTGGAAGCAATAGCCAATGTCAAAGACCCGACTGAGAAAGCGGCTTATGCTTTGGCTATCTTTGGGCGTAGTGGTACTGATATGCTTCCCATGCTTGCTAGTGGTGCGGCTGGTATCGAGGAGTTGAAACAAAAGGCGCAAGATTTAGGCATCGTGATGAGCGAAGAAGCAGCAAAGAAGGCCCATGCTTTTGAAGATGCGCTGAATGATGTAAAGCAATCACTTGTTGGAGTGATGGGGGTAATAGCCGAAACGGTTATGCCTGTATTACTTCCTTTAATTAAAGCGTTTACCGATGCTGTTTCATGGGTAGGCAAATTCGCCAACGCGAATCCTATATTAAGGGATACCATTATTGGAATTACAGCAGTCCTGGGCGCTTTGCTTTTAGCGGTAGGTATATACGTTAATACTATGGCGAGTGCTACGGCACAAACCATCATTGCCATAGCTAAGTCCATATTGCACGTTGGAGCACTAGAAGCCGAGACGGTTGCCCTCGGGGAAGAAGCAGTAGCGCAGGAAGCCGCTACTGTAGCAAGTAGGGGAGCTACGGTCGCATTAGGTGGTGGTGGCCTTTTAGGTATCTTGGGGCCAGTAGGGCTAGCGATTGGTGCAGTTGCGGCAGCAGCGTATGGACTTCCCAAACTGTTCGATCAACTTGGCAAGGGCGTAATGAATCAGGATGAAGCCCTGAAGATTCTCAACATGACATTGGGCGAGGCGACAGCTAAATACGGAAACCATGAACGAATCATGTTAGCTGCCAATGAAGCCCTGAAAGCCCAGAACATTACTCTTGATCAGTACAGGGCTGGATTGACCAATGCTACGATTGCACAATCCAGTCTCAATGCTCAACTCACCCAATTTCAGCAGGTATTAGACGATTGCAACTCTCGTACTCAAACTCTTATGGATAGTGTGGATGCGATTGTCACAAAATATGAGCAGGAGAATAGCGCAGTCGGGAAACTCGGCATTACCTACGAGGATGTAATCAAACACGCCGTCGATATGGGATTTTCGGTTGACCAGATTACCGATATTCTGGTTACTAATAAGGTAGCCGTAGGCGATGCCCGAGGTGCTGTTGATGCCTTCGGATTCTGCTTAGATGACTTCAAGGATAAGACTGATACTACAGCAACATCTGTGAGCACTCTTACCGATACTATTACTTGGCTAGGACGGACTGAGCACGATGCAGCCGCAGCAAATGACCCGTATGTCGCAGCCATGAATGAGAATAAGGCCGCTACCGATGCGGCTACCCAATCTCTGTCGGCTTATCTAGCGCAAGTTCAAGCGGCAGGAGCAGCAAACGCTGCTTTACTCGCTGGTGGTGCAGGTTCAGTTAAAGGGCAAGAATGGATGATGCCGGCAGAAACCGTAGTAGGTAATCTCTCACAGAACATAGGTGCTGGTACTTGGGCTGCTGGTTCAGGGACTTGGTCTGACCAGGCTATAGCAGCAGCAGGACAGATATTTCAAAAAAGTGGAACGTCTGGTGAAACCGCATTCTTGACTGATTTCTGGAATGCTATTAGCAATGCTTTGCTTGTATTGCCTAGTGATGTGGAAAGGAAAGCACAGGTTGAGGGTATTGTAGAGACGTGGCTCGCAGCTAATGTTGGCTCATATCAAGGCGGTGGTGTTGTACCTGGGCCAGTAGGAAGACCGACTCTTGCGGTTGTGCATGGCGGGGAGGAATATCTGGGTACTCATGGCACTGGGGGTGCAGTCTATAACCTCTATATGACCATTCAGGGTTCAGTTCACTCTGATAATGATTTGCTTGACTTCATACGTCGTGGATTTCGTCTAATTGGGCAACGCAACGGCAATGTGGGGTTAGCATGAGTTTACCAACAATCACGGCAAGGATAGGATTCGCCTCTGCTAGTCCCTATACCGCTTCTCCTACGTGGTCAGACATAAGCAACGATGTGCGTAAGATCACGATACGCCGGGGCCGCTTTCATGAGATGGACAGGATTGAGGCGGGAACGGCAACAATCGAACTCAAGAATAATCATGGAGATTACTGGCCTAACAAGACGACAGGTGCCTACTATCCCAACATCCTACCAGTCAAGCGGGTAAATATACGGGCAACCTATAGCGGCACTACCTATGACCTCTACACGGGCTTTACAGAGGCATGGACACCTTCATGGAGGGATGGCGGGGGTAAGGGGCCGTTGATGGGGGTTGACTGCGTTGATCTCACTAAAGCACTTTCAAGGTTCTTGCTTCCTTCAGTCGGATACAGCTCTGAGCTTTCGGGCGCGCGGGTAGGCCATGTCCTGAATGATGCTGGATGGAATGCTACGGAACGAGTAATAGACGCTGGGCAGACACTTCTACAGGCCACAGGTACATTAACGAACACCTACGCTATGGCTCATCTGTTTGATGTTCAGGATACCGAATTAGGATTAGTCTTCCAACGCGGCGATGGGTATGTCATCTTTCAGGATAGGTTGAAGCGTACTCTGACCTCGTATATTACCCCGGCAGGGATATTCAGCGATGTACCTGGCAACAAGAGCTATTTCGGCGTGGAATGGTATTTTGACGACCAGTATCTTTATAACGATATTGCGGTAACAGCTATTAGTGGAGTAACGCAGGAAGTCACGGATTCGACCAGCATCACCGCCTATGGGCAACGCAGCCTATCTAAGACGAATATGTTGATGGTGAGTGACGATGACGCTTTAGGTGAGGCTGGGACTCTATTATTTCTTTACAAAGACCCATATTTGAGAGCTAAGAGCATCACAATCAGACCGCTCAAGAATCCCGCTGCTCTCTGGCCCTTGGTGCTTGACCTCGATATTTCGGATATGGTTACGGTAGTTCTTACCCAAGCCTCAATAAGCGCCAACTATTTCATTGAAGCTGTTACTCATACTATAGATATTGTGGAAGGAACATGGGAATCTCAGTTTGAATTGAAAGCTATGACTAATTCGGTGTCAACTAACTTCTGGGTAGTTGGGGTATCGGCACTGGGAGCATCAACCGCTGTAGGATGGTAAGATGGCATTCACGACCGTAACAACCTGGACTGTGGGATTCATGGCAATAGCAGCTAAATTAAATGCTCAACTTCGTGATAATCTGCTAGATCGCAAGGGCCAATCAGGTACTATCGTCTATAACGATTCAATCACCTTGGCGGATATGGACGGCGCCCCGGTAGGGATTCTAATGATTATCAACAAGGGCGGGGTTATCTATCTGAGGGACATAGGAGATACCACTGATGCCAAAGTCTCCTTTAGTTCAATTCCTACAGGCACGAGTTCAAGCACGATAGCAATAGGGAATCATACTCACTAATAATATACTAGGAGTCATATACTAATGGGATGGACAGCGCCGGGGACATGGACTGAAACAACTCCGATCTATACGGAAACTGATCTCAACGCACAGATTCGGGATAACCTTGCTTATCTCAAGGCCCGCGGTGTCGTACCTACGCTTGAAGCTAAACTCAGCCTTCCAGATAAAGGGATAAGTCCAGTCGGGGCCGTGATTCTCAAGGTCATCGATGCCGTACTCTGGATTCGCAATGCTGCCGATGGCGCTTATGCCAAGATCGCTACCGCTTCAGTTCCTACGGGAACCGGGGTAACTCAAGTTTCACTAGGGAGCCACACGCATGCACCAAGTCTTGATACCTCGGCAACCGTAGCCAGTAGTCTTGCTACTGATACCTACCCGGTGACTGATTATTCACATACGGATACTATAGCCGCAAGCGCCACATCTGACGTAGCGACTGCCACAATTTCATTTGCTACAGCGCGCGCTTATGGATTGGCAGCCATAAGAGGTGAAGCAGCAACAGCAAATACATTAAAGGTCCAACTTATTATGGGCGGGACTTTGATTGCAGAAGACGGCTATATGTCAACATCTTGTTCACTAATAACCGTATCAGGCACAGGGGCTTTATCAGGCAGTCAATCTTGTATTTGCAGAGTCAAGAATTACGATTCGGGGAGTAGCCGTAGTTGGTACTCAGATGGCTACCCGAGTGCATCTGAAGTAGTAGCTTTTGTTGCGGCTGGTTCAGCTACGACAGGAGGAGCAGTTTAATGGCTTTCCCAGTTACGCTACAGACTTGGGCAAACGATATGCTGGCGAATGCCGTCAAGCTGAATGCTAATATCTACTATGCCATGCGTCACCTGGCAGGACTGGATGGCACGACAGACTTTGAGAATGCCATTGAACTAAAAGACCTTGATGGGACCCCCGTTGGCGATGTTAGATTAAAGAATCAGCAGCAGGCCTTGAACCTTCGCAATGCTGCTGACAATGCGTACCTTACGTTGAAAATTGATTGCTTTGATACTGGCGGGACCTCGGCAACCGTAGCAATAGGGAACCATACTCACTCTACTGCAACAGATACATCAGGGTCAGCAGCTTCGGCACTAACGAACACGAGTAGCAATTCGGGACAGTATAAAAAAGACCAGGCCATCGCTAGTGGGGCTGACTACGATGTTGCAAGCACCACGAATACTTTTGCTTCCGGGGCTACTGTCGTGGGAATTGCATGGGTGTGGGGGACTGCTTCCGGTACAAGTAGCCTGAAGTTGAGATTGATAATGGATGGTGTTCAGGTAGCAGAATCAGGATATATGACCACCAGCGGTGAAAATCTAATCCTTACCTATGTCGAAGCACTTACAGGATCGAAGATTGTTATTGCCCGATTACACAATTATCATGGTTCAGCAAGCCGTAACTGGAGTTTCTATAGTGGCGCTAATGGCGACCCCGCTCCGGGTTTGGTTTCTGTGGGCAGTTTCAAATTCCCCTAAAGGAGCGATATGGCTATAGTAGTTACTTTCCCGCTGGTTGGCACAGTAAACGAGATTATTGACGGTTGTATCTCCGGCGATGACAGCGATCCTGTAAGGCCAGTTGATCTTGACCTTGGCCCTGTATCCTGGAAGATGGTAGGGATAGACCTGGATGCCTCTACAATGACCATAGAGGTCGTTGCGAGCGAAACTGTGACGGTGAACACAGGCACAGAGGAAAATCCAGTTTGGGAGTCACGTCCTGCAACTCAGGAGGAAATAATCACGATACTTAATTACGTGCAGGAGTTGGCTTCTCAGCCTGCGGAGACATTATTAAGTATGGCTAATGCGAAGCCTTTGAATATCAAGCCAGGGAAACTGGGCAAATTAGGTAAAGAAATCTAAGGCGAGAGGTTATTATGAAGAAGCCTTACCTGCAAGGTGCACTCATTTGCGAGCGCGTATTGGAAGAGAAGGACGGGTCACTTTCCGCGATACGGATAGTTGACGCCGTAGTACACAGGGGGCCGAGCGAATTCACATATCCGGTCACAGTTCTGTGTGTCGTCAGAACGGATGACTCGGAGACCGAGGTGCCGGTCAGGATAGAGATGGAGTCACCGTCAGGCGTCCTCGCTACGGTCACGTCGGCGGCAGTCAGGGGAAGGCGACAGAATCTCATAATGAACACGACCGTCACCTTCAGGCAATCAGGACTTCACTGGTTTAATGTCTACGTCAACAATACGTTGGCGACCAAAATTCCATTCACGATTATCTCCGCATCGGGGGATAACTTAAAAATAACGGATTCGGTTCGAGGCCAATTTAGTTAGAGGAGGAAATCAATGTCAGTAAACACAGAGGAGCGCAGGCACCCTAAGCACAGCAGGGTTGTGGTCAAAGGCTTTCTGCGGGCGCAACTGGTCGATGGGAAGACCGGCCGGGTCGAGGGAGATAGCGGGTGGAAGCAAAACTCGCTGACCAACTTCGGTCTGACGGCTCTTGCTGCCTGGGTTGGGCAAGCAGTCGGGTCATCGGGTATTAACTATGGGGCTATGGCCACGCAGACCGCAGCCTTCAACGTGACCCAGACCGACATGGTAGGGCGGACCGCCAGTTTCGCGTCGCTGAACCTGTCAACGTCCGGCACATGCACCACGACGGCAACCGTTTCATTCTCGAGCACGATGCTGTCGGCGTCCTGCAACGTAGGAGCCGCCGGCCTGTACTACGGCAACGCGGCTGGTTCCATGTTCTGCGGCCAAACCTTCGCCACGAGCCAGTGGAACACAAATCAGAACTTTAATTTGACGTACCAAATAAGGTTCGCAACAGCCTAGAAGGAGTGACAAATGGGCAAGTCACTATTCAAGGCCAAAGGTGGCATCAGGCTTGATGTTGGCTGTGGCGAGGCGAAGCAGCCTGGCTTCGTAGGCATGGACATAAGGAAAGTCCCAGGCGTAGATATAGTCCATGATGCTCAGGACTTTCCTTATCCCATCCCAGATAGTATCTGTCTCCAGATTCTCATGAGCCATCTCTGGGAGCACATTGAGCCTAAGAATCGGGTGAAACTCATGGACGAACTCTGGCGCATTATGAAGCCAGAGGGCCAGCTTTTAATCTCGGCACCGTACTACCTGAGTTTCGGTGCTTGCCAGGACCCGACACACTATCCATGCCCCAACGAGGCAACTTTTACCTACTTCGATCCCAGGTTTCCCCTATACCAGATATACAAGCCGAAGCCCTGGAAGGTCACTAGAAACGACTATAGCATGAACGGCAACCTCGAAGTCATTATGGAGGTGGTGAAGGACGGACAAAGTGAAGGGTAAACAAAATGAGTGTATCACTATCTACAAGAACCGCAAACCATCGCACAACCGACTGCTGATCGGCACGCCCACTCTGGGTATCGTCAGAATGGAATGGACGCAGGCCAGGTACGCCCAGGTCATACCGCCCAACTGGATGGCAGCGCACAGTTCCGTAGGCTTCTCGCATAACATACCTCTGGGACACCTGGTTGCCGATGCCCAAAACATCATCGTCAACACGGCAGTCAGGGATAACTACGAGTGGCTACTGTTGCACGAGGACGATGTTGTGCTGCCCGTGGACGCTTTTATCCGCTTGAACGAGTACATGAAGAAGCGCGACATCCCCGTCGTGTCCGGCCTCTATTGCCTCAAGGCAAGTCCCACGGAACCGCTCGTCTACCGGGGCCGGGGCAATAGTTCCTATTCTAAGTTCAAGATGGGAGACCTAGTATGGTGCGATGGGGTTCCCACGGGTTGTCTTCTTATCCATTGTTCATTGCTCAGGTTGATGTCTGATGAGAGCCCTGATTATCAGACTCCGTCAGGGCAGATTGTTAAACGGGTCTTCGAGACTCCAGCCAAAGCCTGGTTTGACCCAGAGCACATGACCTTGCAGCAGGCCAGCGGCACCTCCGACATTTATTGGTGTGACCGCGTGATGAAGGAGAAGGTGCTGGAGAGAGCAGGCTGGAAGAGGATAGCCAAAAGGAAGTGGCCGTTTCTGGTAGATACCAATATCAAGTGCCTGCATATCGACCTCAATACTGGAACCACCTATCCCATCGGCGGCTATAAATGAGCGGTTATCTTGGGCTGACCACTGGTAACAACACATATGCCGAGGGTTCTGGCAACCTTGACGCTATGCGCTTCCAGAACGGTATTGGCGCTAGTGCCTGGACGCAGAAAGCCAACCTGACCCATGCCGCCGCCGATATTCCAGGGGTCGTCTACAATGGCAAGCTATATATATTTGGTGGCTATGGAACAAGTAGCACGGATTACCTCAATTATACGCAGATATATGACCCTAGTACCAACACCTGGTCCCAGGGCACCGTCATGCCCACAGCGAGATGGGGAGCTGCTGCCGCCGTTGTAAACGGGAAGATATATGTCTTCGGCGGCAAAACATCTGGTGGGAATTCAGCCAAATGCGAAATCTACGATATAGCTGGCAACTCATGGACTACGGGGACTGACATTCCGTCTGCGATTAGGGATGGCTCAATGGCAGTAACGGTCGGCGGTTATATCTACCTTTTTTATTTAGGTAATACATGGTTATTTGACCCCAGTGGAAATGGCGGTCTTGGTTCCTACACAGCAAAAACCGCCCCACCTGTTAATAAGGTATGGGCAACCTGCGGATATGTAAATGTCAGCGGGGAAGATAGGATATACATAATTGCTGGATACGATAATGTTTCCACAAGCTACAATTCCAACTATTACTACAAACCAACCACCAATGACTGGAGTTCCGCTCAGGCGCCAGCTCCCTATACAGCCAGAGGAATGACCCGAGACAATCCTGTATATAATGGCCTGATATACTTCGGGTTTGGTTTGTTTGCTAGTCCTTTTTACGATGGATTATTCGCCTACAATCCATCAACAGATAAATGGTATTGCCATCTGGGGCCATCTATATTAGGTGGCAGAGATGGTATCGCCTGTGGCTTTATTGGAAGCCAACTTTATTGTGTCGGCGGACGAAATTCAGTTTCTACCCCCGTTGGGCTGAATTATAATGAGTATTTTGACGTTGGCGTTAACTCCGCTAACATTACTGACATTGAAATACGCTACAACCAAGCCTCTCCTAGCGGTAGTGTTCATCTAGGCATCTATGCTGAAGATGCCTATTATGGGACACCCTCAATCTTGGTTTTGGATGCAGGGGCAGTAATAATAGCAAACGGCTGGGTAACGATTACTGGCCTCTCAATTCCGATAGGGTACAATGCCTGGGTCTGGTTAGTCTTTGACCAGAGCGCGGCCAATGGCATCTATTACCAGACTGGAGAACCTGCCGGTTCCCACGGTTATGCAGCTCAGGCATACGGAGTTTTACCTAATCCATGCCCAACTTTAGCATCTAATACCAACCAGTATGTTATGCGGGCTTACGTTGTCACCGAGCTATCGGCGCCAATCAACGACCAGATAAATATAAATGAGAATGTTACTGGTGCAGTAGTTTCTAGCGGACTCAGTGCCACCATCTACGATACCATCAACGCCAGTGAGTTGGTATCTCCACTCTTGCCTTTCTGCACGGTCACCCTTTTCGATACGGTCAATGTCTCCGAGTCGGTAACACGACTCTTAATCTTGGCGTGGTCTGTCTATGACACGGTGAATGTCTCCGAGTCCGTTACTCCCAGTCTGGTCACGTCATTGTCAGCCTATGATACGGTCGGCGTCTCCGAACTCGTGACTCCTCTGTTGCCATTTCAAGCGGCCTCGGTCTACGATACTGTCAGAGCGACCGAGCAGGTCTCTCCTTATTTGGCGGTGACCGCGAGCCTCTACGATACGGTAAACGTCGCTGAGACTGTGATCGGCGAGGTGATTAGCGTTGCGCCGGTGACCGCCACCGTCTACGACACCATAGATGTCAGGGACGAGGTGACACCTACCGTGTTGGTCGCCCGGTCACTCCTCGACACCGTCAATGTGTCCGAGCAGGTTACTCCAACTTTATTGACAGGCATCTTGACCTATGACTCGGTTACCGTAAATGAGTTGGTCGCTCCTGACCAACTCCTGTCGACCACCACCTACGACACGGTCACCAGCAGCGAGTCGGTAACTCCTCTGCTTCCATTCGTAGGTATGACTCTGTACGAAACGGTAAACGTAACCGAGAACCTCCTGGCTGCGGTGCCTGGTGTTGCCCTGGACGTCAGTATCTACGACGTGGAATACGCTTATGTCTGAGATAAGTTCTAAGGTGGGACGAGAATAATGCCAAGTTACGTCGCCGTCGCTTCGGCGGGAAGCAACTCACTCGTTATTGTAGACGTGTCGAACCCGACTAGCCCTGCAATATCAGGCTGGAAGAATGGTTCAGGGTCACCATACTACCTGAATGCGGCTGACGGTGTTTTCGTCAGGGACACCTATGCCTACGTCGCTGCCGCGAACGATAATTCCCTGTCCATTTTCGATATTTCAAACCCCACTAGCCCAATCTTCAAGGGTCACATAGCCGGGACTGGCTCACCCAACTATCTAGGTTGCCCCATAGGAGTTTTCGTTTTAGGAAACTACGCCTACGTTGCTGCCAACTCAGATAACTCGCTGACCATCATAGACATATCAAACCCTGCTAGTCCGACGTTTAAGGGCCATATAGCTGGCAGCGGGTCACCAAACTATTTGGGTGGAGCATTTGGCGTCTACGTATTGGGGAACTATGCGTATGTCACTGCTCACGACGATAATTCGCTGACCATTATAGACATCTCTGATCCTGCAAATCCTACGTTCAAGGGACATATAGCCGGCTCTGGGACACCCAACTACTTGCTGGCGGCAGAGGGAGTCTTCGTCTTAGGAAATTACGCCTACGTTGCTGCTCCGACTGATGATTCGTTCAGCATTTTCGATATATCCGATTCAGCTAATCCGACTTTGAAGGGGAACATACATGGAAACGGGCCTCCGAATCATCTGATGGACGCAACTGGAGTTGTTGTCTCAGGAAACTACGCCTACATTGCCTGTTATTCCGAGAACTCGCTGACTATCATAGACGTGTCCGATCCTGCTAACCCTGCGTTCAAGAGTTACGTCACCAACGTCTATCTGTCGGGGGCAAATTCAGTTTGCCTCAGGGGGAACTATGCCTATGTCGCTGCTCAGACCGATAGCGCTTTCACAGTAATAGATGTATCCGACCCGGCGAACCCCAGTTATCAAGGTAGCACGACTGGCTACGGACTGCTGAACCTGGCGGCCTCGGTTTATTTGATTCCGTATGTGGCTGCAAGTCTGTACGACAAGGTTACTCTCAGCGAGACCGTCAGCGGCGAAATGGTGATCTCTGGGGATTTATCCGTCCTGCTCTATGATATTGTCTCACCGACGTTCCGCTGGACGATTAGTCTTTATGACACGGTCAGCGTAAGTGAAAGCGTTGCTGGCGCGGTGATTACTGCCGGAGCACTGACCGTCAGCCTCTACGATACCGCGAATGTCTCGGAACAGTTAACCCCGCTCATTCCGTTCATAGCAACGTCAATCTACGGTACGGTCAATATCTCGGAACAGATAACCCCTCTGCTTCCACTGATAATGGCTGGTGTCTATGACACAGTCGGCGTTAGCGACAGTGTTACCGGGCAACTGATTACCGCTGGCACTCTGAGCGCCAGTATCTATGATATGCTCAGTATCAGCGAACAGGTGAGTTCTCTCGTCCCATTTGAAGCTGTCAGTATCTACGATACCGTCAACATCAGCGAACAGGTCTCACCGGCGCTCCTCACGGCTACAAGCCTTTATGATAGGGTTAACGCCAGCGAGCAGGTTTCTCCAGCGTTGCTCATGGCTCTGAACGTCTATGATACTGTTAACGTCAGCGAGTTAATTAGCCCGAGTCTGTTAATCGCTCTCAGTATTTACGACAGCGTGGTAATAAGCGAAGGCGTTACTGGACAGGTGATTACCGCTGGCACGCTGACCTCCAGCATCTCCGACACTGTGAACATCACGGACCAGGTAGTCCCTCTGTTTCCATTCGAGACGGCCTCAATCTATGACACCGTAAGTTTGTCTGAGCAGATTACGCCCTCACTTCCGACAGGGACGAGTCTGTCCGACAAAGTCAACGTCAGCGACCTGGTTTCCGCAGTCCAGCCAATCACTGCTGGTCTCTACGATACCGCCGTTGCGTCGGAGCAACTCGCCCTCCTCATTCCCTTCGACGCCGCGAGCGTCTTCGAGACCGTCAAGGTCAGCGAGCAGATAATGGCCGCCCTTCTCATGGCTTTTAGTCTCTACGATACCCTAATGATCTCGGAACAGGTTTCCACGTCCTGGGGGATGGCCAAATCGTCGGTCGTGAGAGTTTACCTGCCAGTGAGGGAGATGGACGTAGAATTGCCGAATAGGGGCCTGCTGGTCTTCTTGCCGGATGAAGGAATGACTGTAACGTCGGAGATGGAACAATGAAATCTATAACAATCCCCAAGGCTGACTATGGTTTTTCGATTCCCTTTATTGTCCTCCAGCCGAGTGGTTTGCCACTGAACCTGACAGACATGACCATTACGCTCAAGGTGTGGCGTCCTGGTATGCCGGAAGACTTGCTGGTTTCCGGCTCGTGTTCCATCGACGTTGCGGCATCCGGCACCTGCCACTACGTTGTGACATCGACGGACTTTCAGGTTGAGGGGACATTTGACGCGGAATTGGAGTTGACGCAATCTGGAATGAGAGAGTCCGTGTTGCCATTCCAGATAATAGTCAGCGAGAGCGGATAACTCGAAGAGAGCGCTCTATGCGGCGTGAGATAATTCTGGTTCATTAAAGGAGGCATTATGTTCAAATGCCCTTGGGGTTCATCGACAGATAGCCAATGCCAGACCGACCTAGTTCAGTGCAATGCGGATAAAGCGGCTATTCAGACACAACTAACCACGTGCAATCAGGCAAAGGCGACCTTGGCAGATCAACTAGCGACGCTTACCAGTCAACTCTCTGCTTGCAATGCCAGCCTTAGCGCCGGGCAGCAGGCTTTTGCAGCATTGACCGCGGGCCCCCCGGCGCCAGCTACAGCGAACCTCAGAGTGGTAGATGCCGCTAAACTGAATCAACTATGGTGGGAGAAGTTGGGCCAGCCCTACACCGACTGTATTAACGCAGGAGGGGTTCACTGGGCATGGCCTCCCTGGTTATGCTGCAAGGAAGCTGACCTGCAAGGGTATCTCGCTTTCTTCAAACAGACCTTCTTGCCGCTTCTGACGCCGTACACCGTCCTCGACTGGGTAGATACCTTTGGGAACCATACCCAAATATCGGGGAGGACTTGCAGCGACTTCTCAGCCGCCTTTTGGGGCATACCGAGCCTGTACCTCGGCTGGACTCCGATAGTCTGGGGCGTGGTGTGGGCGCAGGTCGAGAGCCTGTTCCTTTCAGGGGGCCACGCTTTTAATTGGACGTTGACCTGGGATGAATCTTACGTTGAACCCTCTCCGGCAGACACGGTAGTTAGCGCGAAGGGTTTAAGCCTAGCGTTCATCGAACCGCAGACTGAAGGCCATTGGAATGCCCAGGGGATTGCCCTGGATGAGACAGCGAAGGTAGTGGGATTGAAGTCGAGGCCGATAGAAGACCTTAGCATCAATTACAATATCAAGAGTTTGTACGCTATCATAGCGTAAGAAAGAGGACAAATGGACATTCTCCAGTTCATTCAGCAGGTGATTCAGATTAAGCAGGTTGAGGCAATGGCGATTCTTCTCATCGCCAACTTCTGCACCGGGCTACTCGCAGGAGTCATGACGAAGACCCTAGACTGGCATCAGATTAAGGACATCAATGTGCGGATAGGCGAGATGTTCGGATTATATCTTCTCGCCTGCATCCCGGCATACTTCCTCTCTGCGGATATGGACTCTATCGGCTGGCTGGCAATCAGGACTGGCGCTGCAGCGGCCCTGATGATCTTCCTGTCAGATAAAATCCTGATTAACCTGAAAGAGATGGGCGCGGATTTCATTCCCGCAAAGGCAAACAGCAGCGGCAAGGTCACAACCGTTATCGGCGCCCTGCCAGGGTTAGTCAGGTTGAGCAAGAATACCGTCCTATGATTAGTGGCAAGGAAGTTCAAACCCCTTCAATAGCGGTAGGCTGTTGGCGTAATGTAAGGCTCCCTGATGAGAGGGTAATACTCCATTTCCTCAACCCCCATCGAAAAATTATAAATCCTAATTTCTAAGCCCTATATGACCTTATATGATAGAAATATTGGGATTTCGGATTTAGATATTAGAGTTTTCCCTGTATCCCCACAGGCTATTTTAAGATGAGGGAGTTAGGCAAGGGGCTTAAGCCCCTTGCCTAAACCTAATAAACGTTGCAAGCAGAGTTTACTTGA